AAGATTATTCAAAGACGGTGTGTGGACAGGATCACAAGATCGTGTTATTCGCATAGACGGAGTTGAACATGATATGGATGAATATGCTAAAGAACATGGTATAGTATTACCAGATAGCAAGGGTGGTAAAAAGCCTAAAAAAGAAATAAATATAGATGTAGAGGATAAAGGGTATGAAGATATGGAACAACAAGTCGACGAAGGAGATTCTTCAGTCGATTGAGCCAGAGATAGCAAAGGCTCAAAACGAAATAAAATGTGCTGAGGGTGATGTACGCAAAGCACAAAGTAGATTAGCATTCATACTAAGTGCTATTCATAATTTAAAAACTAGAGATATAAAGGAGTAAAGATATGAAACTATCAGAACTAGCAAAAAAACCACAATTAGTGGAAATCACAATCGATAAGAAAGAACTTGTAGAAAAGTACGGCGATGCTTTAACTTTTTACATGTATGACAGACAGTCATTAGATGTTTTTTCTAAATTAGCAAACGCAACACAAGACAATGTAGGAGAATACATGAACATTCTCACAGATATCATTTTAAATGAAGATGGTAAACCTGTGATGGCTGATGAACATGTACTACCTATTGATGTCATGACAGAAGCAATGAGTCTTATCGGTCAAAAACTGGGAAAATAACCAGCCACGTTATAGACGAAAGTGCCGAAACTAATTTGATTCTTATGATGGATCAAATTAGTAAGAGATACGGTGTTTTGCCAAGTGAACTATTAGGTAAAGGCGATAGTTTCGATTTAATGGTCTTTGATGTGGCAGTTACATCCGAAATGATTCAACATGCCAAAGCAAACAACAAGCCAGTAGATCCTAAACTAAGTCGACGTCAATTTGGCGATGACATGTTTAAACAAGCAGAAGAATATTATGGACATAAAAGTAAAGACTAAAGACATTACTAAATTGTTTAGCCAATTAGGCAAAATGCCTAAGGGTGTACATTCTGATGCTTTTACATTTTTAAGGCAAGCAACACCAATCAGATCTGGCAATGCTAGAAGAAAAACCAAAAAAGAAAGCAGATTGCGTATAGGTAGTAGATATGGATACGCAGGTAAATTGGACGACGGTTTTAGCAGACAAGCACCTGATGGGTTTACAGAACCTACAATTGACAAAATGGAGCAATTGGTAGATAGAGAAATCAGGAAAATAGACTAATGGCAAGAAGTATAGAAGTAGTTTTAGAACTAGATAATAAACAATATAACAGATCGATCAAACAAAGTCAAAAGCAAACCAAAGACTTTGAAACCAGTGGTGTAAGTAGTGCAAACAATTTAAGAAATGCCTTTATAGCACTAGGCGGCGCCGCAGTTATAAAAAGCATTGTAGATGTCGGTGCTACTTTCCAACAATTAGAAAATTCATTAAATGTTGTATTTGGTAGTGTTGATGCTGGTGCAGCCGCATTTGAAAGAGTACAACAATTTGCTACTAAAACACAATTCGACGTACAAACATTAACACAGGCATTCGTACAGTTAAAAGGTGCTGGTGTTGAACCTACAGAAGAACTGTTAATGACATTTGCTGATACGGCATCTGTTACCACAGACCAGATGGGTACATTTCAAGCCGCCTTAGACTTAGTATCACGTTCTACAGCAGGTGGATTAGGTTTAGAGGACCTAAACAGGCTGGCTGATAGAGGTATACCAGTATTCACAATATTACAAGAAAAATTAGGTCTTGCTAGACTAGAAGTAAGTGAATTTGGTAAAACAGCCGCAGGTGCTGACAAAGTAATTAGTGCTTTATTAGAAGGCATGAGAGAAGGATTTGGTGGTGCACTAGCAAATCAGGCAGGATTAATTAACTTTGAATTAGGCAACTTAAAAATTGCCATGGACAACTTAAAACTTGCTCTATTCGAAACATTTGGTGATGAAGCCGCACAGGGTATCAAAGCATTAGCAGATGCTATAAACAACTTAGCAAGTAACACTGATGCTATTGTGTCATTAATGAAAGTATTAGGTGGTTTATTAAGTGTGTTCTTAGCCTTTGGTGCTGTAAGAGGCGTTACAGCAATAATGAATGGCTTAGAAAAAGGTCTAAAAGGATTATTAGCCACAGCCGCAGGTAGTAACAAACGTTTTAAAGGCCTAGGTGACGCAATTCGAGGCTTAGGACTGAAAAGTGCTTCAAGTAAATTAGATGGATTCGATAAAAAATTAGGCAAAACAAATCCTACACTTTTAAAATCTTCTAAAAACGTTCTAACGTTTAGTGGTGGATTGGCTACAGCCGCAAGAACATTATTACGATTTGCTGGCATTGTAGGTATAGCATTTACAGCCTTTGAAGCATTGAGATTTGCTTTTAATTTATTCAAAGATCCAGCAGATGACGTTGCTGACTCGGTAGATGGTATTTCAGGTGCTATGAAACGTAATGAAGAAGCACAAAAAGCCTTTGAAGAAAGACAAAAAGCCGCCGCATTATCGGCCAAAGAATTAGCAAGTGAAATTGAAGACCTAAAATCAGTAGCAACATCATTTTTAGCAAATGACTATAGAACAGAACTAGAAAAAATAACAGATCGTCAAGATAAAGCCAGACAAGCACTATTTGATTTGCGAATGGCTTTTGTTAAATCCAATGGAGACATTGAGAATTACCAAGCATTGCTAGCCGCAGTTAAAAATGAAATTATTGCCGCAGATGCCGCCTTTAGTGATTACAATGAAAGTTTAAAAGATCCAGCACAAGAAACGTTTTTAGAATTTGTAAAAAGAATGGATGATGCTTTGTTAAATTATAACACAGAGCAAAAAAATGCCACACAATTATTAGAAGAAATGAACGAAGCATTAGCATTAGGTCATGGTGATGCCGAGGCTTTTGCTTTTGTAATAGAAAGGTTAAACAGTATATTAGGAATTACAACACCTAATTTAGAAGAAGGTAGAAGAGCATTTGCTGATTTTGGCGAGAGTCTAGAAGGTGTATTCCTCACAACAGTAGAATACGAAAGAATACAAAAACAATTAAACGCACTCATAGAAAAATATCCTGAATTAGCCGTCGAGGCAAAAGAAGCACAAGAAGAACTAGATGAGGCATTAAGCAGTAATGAAGGTGTAACCAATTTCTTAAACACATTAGGACAAGCACAAAAATCACTTAGTGAAGATTTAGCACAAGCATTCATGGATGGTGAAAGTGCAGGAGATTCGTTCCAAAAATTCTTTAAGAAAATGGTCAAACAAATTATAGCAGACATATTAAGACTTGCTATAATTCAGCCAATACTGAATGCTATAATGGCACCATTTGGATTTGGCATAGGAGCAGGCGGTAACGCAATTAAACTGCCAACACCAAAAGCAAGTGGTGGACCAGTTATGCCAGGTGGCACATACTTAGTTGGTGAAAAAGGACCAGAGTTACTTCATATGGGTGGTGCCGCAGGCACAATAACACCAAATAGTCAAATGGGTGGCGGCCAAGTAACATATAACATAAACGCCGTAGACGCACCAAGTTTCCAAGCCTTAGTAGCAAGTGATCCAGGATTTATATATGCTGTAACACAGGCAGGTGCTAGAACTGTACCAGGGAGTAGATAATGAGTTTTCAAACAATCATAGATAACGCAACATTCATATCAGTAGATAAACGTAAAACCACAGCAATGAGTGTGAGTAGAAGTGGACACATAAAAACAGCAGAACGCCAGCCAAGTGTGTATAAGTTCACAGTAGGTAGTGTACCTGGACTAAAGTATTCAGAAAATAGAGGTGTACTTGAAGACATCGATACTGCTGACAGAGTCACAGAAGCAAATATCAGTTTATCTAATAACAGTGGCATGAATTATATCACAGCATATCAAGGTGGTATTGATGGCGGTAGTTTAAGCATGGTAGGTGCTGATGGTAAAGAATTATATATTAATGCCAGTCTTGCAACAGGCAGTGGTACACTATTTAAGAAAGGTGATTACCTACAACCAGAAGGTAACACAGGCACATACAGATATCCGTATCAAGTAACCAGTGATGTGAGTTTTAGCACAGGTGCTAATGTAACTATACCAGTACATAGACCAGTGTTAAGCCAAACAGGTGTTAGCATAACTAGTGGAGGCGTGAGAAAAGGCACAGAAGTACGTTTTCATGTAAAAGCAATGAGTTGCCCAACATACAGCATTGTGCCACATGATAGAATAGAATTTGCTGGTGATTTTGAATTTGTGGAGATTATAACTTAATGACTACTATCACAGAAGTACAAGGCACTAATATAGCACCAATAACACTTATTGATTTACAAATAGGTGCTAATGTATACTATATTTCAAGCAATTGGAAACCTGTAACAGTAGGTGGTAATGATTACACAGAACTAGGCAGTTTCTTAACTGTAGGTCAAATATCAGATGACTTAAAATATGACAGCAGTGATTTAACACTAACACTTAGTGGTATACCGTCAGAACAAAATTATCTAAGTCAAATACTAACAGAACCTGTAAAAGGTGGTAATGTAACTATACAAAGAGCATTTGTAGATCCTAGTACACTAGCACTTACAGGCAATGAATATACTAGATTTAAAGGCATTATCACAAATTTTAAAATAGATGAACAAGTAAATATATTGAGTAAACAAATGGACTATGCTGTTACTGTAACACTTGCAAGTCAATTAACAGTACTCAGTAACAAGATATCAGGACAAAGAACAAATCCTGAAGATAGAAAAAGGTTATTCCCCGCAGACAGAAGTTTTAACCGTATACCCATACTGTACAATACCAGTTTCGACTTTGGTAAAGAATACACAGGAGGCGGTGGTGGCTACTACGGTGGTGGCGGTGGTGGCGGTGGCGGCCGAGGTGGCGGTGGTAACCGTGGCCGTAGTGGAAGAGCACAAGAAAGATAATATAGATATAAAGGATATAAAGATATGATAAAACAAGCAGAAATAAAAGACTTTAAGAACATTAAGAAAATGTTTATAAATTTTGCCAATAGTGCGCCAGTAGATTATCTACATAAGCCACAATACGATGATGATTATATAGATCAATTATTGTTTGGTATTTCAAAGACAGGAGTTTTACTGTACGCAGAACACGAAGGCAAACCAGCAGGTTTCTTCATTGCGGCACCAGCCGCAGATGTTTGGCTACCACAAGTAAAACATGTGTTAAGAGAAATGGCATGGTGGGTAGAACCAGAACACAGAGATGGTACAATAGGCGGCAAATTATTCTTAAAATTTATAAGCATTGCTAAAGCAATGAAAGATGCTGGTAAGATTCAAGGTTATACAATGACACTTATGGACAAATCACCAGATATCAAATTAGACAAATATGGTTTTAGACCAATAGAAACAGTTTATTACGCAGAGTAGGAAGTAGGAGTATAATATGGCAGTATTTACAGCAATAGCAAGTGCGATAGTTGGAGCAATATCAGGTATTGGTTTTACAGCCGCACTAGCCGCCGCAGGTACATTTACACTAACAGGTATGGCAATCGGTGTTATAGCCGCAGGCTTGGCCTTTGGTACTGCCAAATTAATGGGCGTGTTCGATGTGCCAGACATGGGACCAGATCCCGGGACTAAAATACAGGTGGCCCCGAGTACTGACAACAGGATCGGTGTTGCCTACGGTCGTAACTTCATGAGTGGGCCAATTACAGATGTTGCTATAACAAATCAAAACGACACTATGCAATATTGTATCACACTTAGTGAATTTGTAGAAGGTGAAACATATACTGTAAATCAAATCTTTTGGGGAGATAGAAAATTAAACTTCTCAGGAGCAAATGTAATCAGTTATTCAGATCCAAATGCTACTAGTAGAGAAGATTGGGCAAACAAAATTCGTATAAGAGTGTATGCCGGTGATACTACATCCGCAAAACAGATATTCCCAACATCAGGTGCTGTAAATGCCACCACAATGATGACACATTGGAATACATTAGGAACAACTCACTATACCATGGAAGGATTAGTGTTTGCCATGATAGAATTAGACTATGATGCTGAAAATGGATTAGCAGGTCTAGGTTCAATGACATTTGATCTAACAAACAGTATGCATAATCCAGGTGAAGTGTTATTCGATTACATGACTAATTCTAGATATGGCGCAGGTTTAGCCAATGCTGACATAGATATAACCAGTATTTTAGGTACAGCAAATACACAAATGAAAGGTTATTGTGATGAGCAAATCACTTATACACCTAATACTGGTGGTAGTAGCACAATCGATAGATATCAAATAAATGGATATTTAAGTACATACAGCACTTGTATGGATAATATCGATGATATATGTAGAAATGCTGGTACTTACTTTACATTTGATGGTAAACAAGGTAAATTCAAAGCAATTCCAAATAGACCTTACAGCACTAGTGAATTAAGTAGTGCATTTCAATTAAATGATGATAATCTTATTGGTAAAATAGCAATTACAAGCACAGAATTGTATAACACATTAAACAAAGTAACAGTATCTTTTGCTGATCAAAACAGAAAAGATCAAACAAATACAGTAGTAGTAGAGACACCAAGTGGCGATAGAAACACAGGTGAACCAGACAATAATTTAGAGTACAGATTACCACTAGTGAACAACAATATACACGCACAACAATTAGGTAATTTAGATCTCAACCAAAGTAGAAAAGGTATGGTAGTAACTACTGTAGGCGATTTTAGTTGTTTAGAAATAGACGCAGGTGATGTTGTTAAACTTACTAACAGTGATTATGGATTTACTGATAAATTGTTCCGTGTAATGAAAAACAAAGAATTATTAGGACAAGACGGCATGATATCTTGTGAATTATTGCTGTTAGAATATGACGCAACGGTTTACACAGAACCAACTGTAACAGAAAGTGAAGAAGAAGATGATCCAATTGATATACCTGTTATACCGCCTCCGCCTCCAATTATACCTCCTGGTTATTTGACAAATTATTTCTTTAATGTAACACAAACCAGCACATCAGGTAGTGGTACAAATGCCACATTTACAGTTAGAGCAAACACCAGTTATCCTTTTGCATACGAAGATGTATATGTGGTATCTGGTGGTACAGGTTATGCTAATGCAGATGTTATAACAGTCACAGGCAACACGTTGCGTGGACAAACACCAGCAAATGACTTGAGTTTCCAAGTAGCAGGTGTTGTAGGTGGTGTTATACCTGTAGGTGTGCTAAATGCCACACAAAACGTTA